AAAGCTCACTTAATACAGCTAAATATTTCAGTATACATGATGATTTTAGGGTAAGAGCTTTAGAAGCTTATATTGAAACTGCTAAAGTAGCCTGGAAGGATCAAAAATTTAAACGTCAATTTATTCTATCTGATGGTAGCCAATCTGTTCTTGATTTTGATGGTCAATTGTTTAATGAATCTGAATATGGAGTTTATGTAACTAATTCTATTATAGATAAAGATATGATGAATACTATAAAAAGTCTTGTTCAGCCTTTTATGCAGAATGGTGGTAATTTATCTATGGTAATGGAACTTTACAGAACTCAAGATCCTGCATCACTTCAAAGGAAGTTTGAAGCTTTTGAAGAGCAGGTTAGACAGCAGAATGAGGCTATACAAAAAGCTGCTATACAACAGGAGGCTGAAGCTGATGCAAGAGAAGAAGCTTTCCGTAGATATGAGGTTGATGAAAATAACAGGGCTAAAATAGAGGTTGCAAAAATTCAAGCCTCAAGGTCTCAAGGTTCTGAAAATCCTCCTGAGGATAAAACTGATGAGACTAGCTTAAAAAGAGCTTCCCTTGAAGAAACTAAGCGTTCTAATGTGAGGAAGGAGTCTCAGAAAGATAGAGAACTTTCAATTAAGGAGAAAATTGCTAATAAAAATCCTGCAAAAAAATGATGATTACGTTATAGGAGCAATATACTTGTTAGGTTATAATTTGTTTTATAAGTTATTAATGTTTATATTTGCAAAGCAAAATTAAATTACAGTAGATATGGGTAAAAAAGAATTATTTTCACAAGATTTGGGAGATATTGTGGAATTTGATAGTAAAGAATTTGATATAAATACGGTTCTTGAGTCAATACCTGCAATAGAAGACAATAGTGTTGAGGATCCTTCTAAAGAGAAGGATAAAGATGATAAAAAAGATGATGTAACTGGTACTGATACATCATTAGAAGATATTGATGAAGTCCTTGAAAAGCAAACTAAAGCTGCTCAGGAAGATGTAAAAAAGGTTGATAAGGTTGTTGGAGATATAGAGAAAAAAACTGATGATGAAGCCTCTGCTTCCCTTACTAAAACGACTGAACCTTCTTCTGATGCTCCTTTTACTGTAATCTTTGCTAGGGACTTAGTAACGCAGGGGCTTTTATCATCTTTTAATGAAAAAGAATTTTTAGAGGAATCTAAGAGTGTTGGTGAAGCCGAAGCTCTTAGAAATCTTATTAAATCTGAGATAGATGCTAATATTGATGCTGCTAAATCAGATTTAGATGCAGGATACCAGGAGTATCTTAGTCTTGTTGGTAAAGGAGTTGCAGTAGATACAGCTAGCGATCTACTTTCTTTAAAAACTAAATTTGATGGAATTAAGGTAGATGACCTTACCAAGGAAGAAAATACTGCTTTAAGAAAACAGGTAATGACAGATTATTTTAGACTAACATCTAAAATGTCTGATGCTAAGATTGAGAAAACTGTTCAAAGTAGTATAGATCTTGGAGAAGATGTTGATGAGGCTAAAGATTACCTTAATGAACTTAAAACTTTAATTAAGGATGAAATAGAGGCTGAGGAACAAGAAGCTCAAAGACTACAAGCTCTCCAGGTTGAAGAAAATAGGCGCAGTCGTGAAATATTGAAGGAAGCTATAAATAGTCTTACTGAAATTATACCAGGCAATCAAATAAATAAGCAGACAAAGGTTAAAATGTATGAGGATATAACAAAGCCTGTACAAGATAATAAAGGTAGAACTACTAATGCTATTTGGGCAAAGAGATCTGAGGATCCTATGTTTTTTGATTCAAGACTGGCATATCTTCTTGAAACTGGTTATTTTGAGAAAGGTAAGCCTTGGAATAAAGCTTCCCAGGCTAAAACAACTGCTGAAATATCTGAGTTAGAGAAGGCTTTGCAGGATAAGAGTAATACAGCTTCCAAGACTGGTGCTCATGTATTGCGTAGTCTTGAAGAAGATAAAACTGCAAAGGATAACATAGAAAGTATGAGAGGAATCTTTGGAAAATAAATAAAATATAAATCGCTTTAAATTAAATAGATAATGAACAGAATTTCCGCACTTCAGATAGTTGATCCAAAACACTGGAGTGGTTTAACTCGTGAAAGTCATCTTGGTTGGCTTGGTATGCAGGAGCCTGAAATTATAAGTAAAACAATGAATCGTTTGTATGAACTAAATATTGGTTCTGACAACTTTGTTTCATTTATAAATAAGCTTCCTACTGAGTATATTAATGATGATGTTGTGTATAGATGGTTTCTTCAGGGATCTGATGAAAGAAGTATTCCTCTTAAACATGCTTACTCAGATGAGGCCTGTACTACAGTAGCTACAGACGCAGCTCAGTTGGGCTTAAATAGAGGTGTCTTCTGGATGCTATTTCCTGAAAGATACTTTGAAGCTACATCTCATATTGTTGGTAATAAGCCTGAATTGTATCAACTTAGGGTTCTTGAGGATCCTGTACAGTGGGGTAATTATTGGCGATATAAGGTACAGCTTTTCTCTGGTGATGATACCTTATGGATACCAGCTGAAGATCTTGCTGCTAATACTATGTGGTCAGAATTGTTTGGTTTGGTAGAACAGGAACTCTCTAAGAGAGGTACCAGTGTTCATCACACTGCTCCTTACCAGATGGAGAATGTTCTTTCTATGATTCGTAAGAATTATAATGTTCCTGGTAATATGATTTCTAAAGGTAAGAATAAACCTCTTGCTTTTGCATTTATAGATCAGAACGGAAAGACACAGACTCGCTGGATTGATAAATTAGGCTGGGACTTTTATGTTCAGTTTGAACGTGATAAAGCTCGTCTACTTGGTTATGGTAAATCCAACAAGTTAACTGATGGTACTTATGGCCATACTGGAGAATCTGGTAATACTATTCGTTCAGGATTTGGTTTGTATGAGCAGATGGAATATGGTAATATTCTTTCTTATAATACATTTAGTCTGGATATGTTAACAGATTTTGCTATGGATATGTCTTATGGCAAAATTCCTGAGGATAGCAGAGAGTTTATTATATCTACTGGTGAATATGGTGCGTATCAGTTTCATAAGGATGCCGTTAACAAAGCTAATGCAATAACTTACCTTAATGCTAATGTAAACATTAAGACTGAAGGTGGGAAGCTTACATTAGATGAAGGACAATTCCTTAACTATGTAGCTGTTAATGGTATTAAGTTTAAACTTACTATTGATCCTATGAAGGATGGTTATCCTAATACGCTTAGGCATCCTGATGGAGGATTAGCAAGTTCATATATTTATGAAATATTTGATGTTGGAACTACTAACGGTAATTCTAATATATCAAAGGTTAGTGTTAAAGAGGAAGAAGAATTTTTTGGATATATTCCAGGATTGAGGGATCCATTCACTCCATATAATAAAAGGACAGAGCCCAGAATGATGGCTACTTCGGTAGACGGATATTCTGTGTATAAAGGCTTCATAGGTGGTGTTAAAATTACCAATATGAAGAAAACTGCCCGTATTATTCCATCTATTCTTCGTTAATTAAAAAAATGTTGATGAGCTTATGGGGTACTGGGATATTTCTTAATACCCCCAGCTTATTGATTTAAAAAGGCAATAAATTACAGTTTTTATGGAAGCAAAGAATACAATTACAAGAGAAGAAGCGTTTAAGAAGGGTTATTTACAGAACAAAAAGGTTTATTTAAGACCAGTAGCTAGAGGAGGGAAAATGATAAATTCCCCATTACATGCAGCATACTTCCAGATTGAAGGTGCAAACAACTGGTTTCAATTACCTAAGAATCCACAAACTGGTGAGTTGGTTAATCCATTCTCCGGTGCTGAAGAAAAGGAATTTTTTGAAGGAGTACTAGATTTAGATCTTAATGTTTATAAAAAGAAGGATAACTTCTGGCATAAGTTTTTTGTTAAAGTTGTAAAGGATTTTAACCTTATGCATGAAGGATATGTATTTGATCTTTCTGATCCTTTAGAAAATTTAAAGTGGAGGGTTACAAAGCTACAGAGTTTTGTGGCTCCGAATTGGGATGAAAGACTTAATAGGGGTGAGTATCGTTTTGCCCTTGTTGAGGAAGGATATGAAGAAACTAAGGAACAAACCACTACTAATAAAATTATTGAGGCATATACATATTTAGGAAGTATACAAAATTCATTAAAAGAATTAAGAGATTTTCTTGGAGTATATTACCTTGAAAAAAAGGAAATGAAGTTTGTTCCGGCTGATGCTGATAAGGATTGGCTTAGAAAGGAGATTAAGAATATTGTTGAAAGTGATATAGATCTTTTCATTAAGATAATGAATGATCCTAAAGCTAAAATTAAGAATCTTATTCTACAAGCTATAAAAGCCGGTGCTGTTGTTAAGTCATCAAGAAATAAATATGATATACCTGGTGAAGGTACCTCATATACGTATGAGGAAATAGTAGATTATTTGTCTAAGGCTGAAGAAGTTAAGGATGATGTGTACCTTAAGATCGTTGCCCAGGTGCGAGTGAGTAAGTAGTTATGACAGTTAATCAAATAAGAGATGAGACTGAACTACTTTATGAATCAATTAATAGTAGTGCAGCTCCTGGATTTATAAATGCAGAGTGGGAAATTATTTTAACTGCAGCACAACGCAAAGTTGTATTTGATATTCTAAAGGAAGGTGTTACAAGGAATTCTTTTAATATGCTTGCTATAGAAAAATTGATACAGCCTGATACTTATACGTCATTTTCTGCAGATACATTTTTTAAAAATTCTGATGACAGTGCTGCACAAACTATAAATACAGGAGTTAAGGCATTTGAAAGTAAATTTTTTTGGGTCCTTGATGAGTATGCAGATACAGCTACTGATACTAATATACGTTTAGATAGAATTTCATTTGATTTCTATAGGACTAATATAGATAATCCTTTTAGAAAGCCTAATAGTGAGGATGGATTTTGGTTATTACAATACAATAATCAACCTGTATTTATAACAGATGGGACAACTATTACTAAGTATTCTATAATAGGAGCTTACCATCCTGATAATTATAATTTAACTATGGGAGGTACA